CTTCATTATCTTTTGAATAACAAAATACCAAACAACTCCGTGAAATGTCCCCATTTCAATATTTCAAGACTACTTCGAAACTAACCCCTTGGTAGAAGTCGGTTAAGGTTAATAACGGCACCACCCGTACATTAACATACCTTTCGGTTTTAAGTACCCTCTGATACTGGAACACGCAATAATGAAATTGGATAACCTCATTTTTTGCAATATCCCTACGGGTTATTCCTATTGGTGTTCCCACCTCAAATTGACAACCCACATTGCCAATTCGTCTAATCAGTTTTCCTACAGCGTTGCCCTCGGTACTCAAGATTAAACGGTATCCCGCTTGTGTACTCAAGTTCGGTTACCCAAACCGCAAATCAGTTACACTTCCGACTCACTTTATCCTACTTTCATAGTTTATTTTATGGACTATACACGGCCCAAGACCTTCATGTCAACTACTCTTAAAGAAAGGGGGGTTAATCTCTTACTTAATTCAAGTCGATCACTTCGATCGGTTATAATTTCAAAGAACTTTTCGGACTTTTCCGATTTGTTTTACAAAGTTAAGACATTTATTTTAATCTGTCAAGTACCTTGTGAACTTTTTTTAATTTTTTTCTACAAACACATCATCAGTTCCGTATTTGTTAGCCTGTGCAGTTGCAAATTCAGCACTTGGCGTATAATACTTTTTCCCGTCAGACCCATAGTAAGAAAATATTAAATTTTCAACAACTAATGTTTCACTCATAAAAAGAGTTTTTTTTAAAGGTTAATATTTCAATTAATTAATTAGGACATTTCCTAATTGTTTTACAAATCTAATACTATTATTTTGATTTGTCAAACAACCGGTAAAAAAATTTTGATTTTTTGAGGGTATATATAAATATACGTCTGTTAACCAAAAAAACACAAATTATTATTTTTTTTTAATTTTTTTAGGTATTTATTAGTATGAATCTTTTCATTAATGATAATATGTTTAAATGTAAAGTTTGCGTTACACCAAACTCAATTACAGATGGGATGAAAAATAAAACATTCAACATGAATTTTAATGGTATGTTTTTCATTATGCCAAACAAATCTCAACAATCGTTTTGGATGTATGAATGTATAACACCATTAGATATTGTTATGATTGATGGTGATACTATTACAAAAATACATCATAATTGCTTACCTTGTGAGGTTGAGACCTCTTGTGAAGAATACTCTGGTTATGGTAATTACATATTAGAACTTCAAGGAGGTACCTGTCATGACTCTAATATCAAAGAGGGTGACCTTATTAGTACTACCCTTTATTAATATAATCATTTAAAACTTTAACGAATTCTTGTTGTATCGCTTTGGTTAATTGAACATAAGATGTGATATTATCCGTAGCGACTACTTGAGTATTTGTCCCTTCTTTTTCTATTTGTCTCATTGCCGCAAGTATTTGTGGGTCAGATAGTCTTTTATATTTAGATAATTTTGATTTAATATCTTTTACAAAACTATTATTACCTTTGTAATCACTAATAACCGTTAATCTATTATCGTCATACACAACCACCGCTTCTTTTTTATTTCTATGTAGATAACTAATACCTGAAATGTTTGTAATACATTTATGTCCACCTGAATTAGCATTAATAACATCCCAACCATTAACCGTAATTCTATCCAATAAGTCTTTTTGTTTGTCTGTTAAATTTCTATAAAGTTTTTCAGAAATATTACCAATAATGGTTAATAGCTTATCATCGGCGTTTGCGTTAAATGATTCTCTACTTCCATATATGGCAATTAAATCTTTTAGTGTGAACCCAACTGACTCGTATTCGGCTTGTATTTCAGATAGTCTTTTAAGTGTTCCAAATGTAATCTTCATTCCTTTTAATTCACTTTCAAATTTACCCAATACTTCATTTTTCATTTCACCTAAATCAATACCCTTTAACGCCCTATCCTCTTTGAATGGGTTACAAGAAGCTTGTACTAATCCTAATGGCCAAGCAATAACTATAAAGTCAGCATCGGGATTGTTTTTAAATGGTGTATATCTATCATAAGAACCTGGTTTAATCATAGACCCACCACCGTACTGTACAATAATACTACCCACTCTTGTTACGTTTGGATTCTCTTTTTGTTTTTCAATATAATTTGCTTGGTTTTTAACCAAATCTTCAGTACTTGCATACCCTTTAGTTGATATTTGTTTTTTAATATTATTTAAAATACTTAAAAGTGATGGCTGAGCATTTAATACTATCTGTTCTAAAAACTCTGGTTTGTTTTTAAATGCCAATAATAATTTATTTGCAACCAATCCCATTAAAAACTTGTTTGATTTTAAACTACTATCCTTATCAAATTTAAGTAAGTAATTCATAACCATTTCAGGTGATATTTTGTTAACCGCAAAATTTGCAGAGTCTACCGTCGATATGATATTAATATCTTCTGTTGGAAATATGTCTTTTGGTGATACAATTTGTGATATTGTTTCTATGTTTGATCTTGAAGATTTAAAACTTGTGGCGGTTTCTGGTTCAACACCAGCTTGTGTATCGTGGTGGTCAGTATGAATAACAAACATGGGTTTACCGTGAGCAAAATCAACCAAAACCGGCATCACATCACCACTAGCATCAGGTTTCTTAACTGAAAATTCTTTATCTCCGTATTGGATAACCTCAGCATCAACCACTTTAATCCCGTAGTTTTCTAAATAACTTTTCATTCCTATCGCAGTGGTAACACCATCTAAATCTTGATGAAAATAAATTTTAGCCTTTTTGTAACGTTTTGATAATTCATTAATATTTCTAATCCCCGATTCGTTAAGCAATCGTTTGTACTGTGATTCCGTTATTACCATTTTCATAATAATAAATACTCTATAAAGTAAAAAATCCCATTTATGAAAATGGGATTTCTTGTATTTGACCTAACGTTTTAAAATATTCAACTCTTGTTTTGGCAATTTCTACATAATTTGGTGATAACTCAATGCCCAACCATCTACGACCCAATATCTCTGCAGCCACCAAACTTGTTCCTGATCCAGCAAATGGGTCTAATACTACATCGTTTTTGTAGGACAATATTTTAATCGCCTTTGTTGGGATGTCCATTGAGAAGGTCGCCTTGGTGAGTGATTTAGTATCTGCAAAGTAATTCCACTGACCAAACACAAGTTCCATAAACTCTTTCTTATCTGTCTCTTCATATACAATTTTTTTCTTTAATGACCCATCTTCCTGTTCAATGTCAGTAGGTGTCCCTTTCCACTGAGGTTCTCCTTTAACCTTTTTAATGTGGTGTTTTTTGTATGCTAAGATTACACACTCCTTAGGATTATAAATGTATGGGCTTGATGGACTCATCCAAGAACCCCAAGCAGTTGTTTTACTTCGGTGTGGTGATTGTTCCTCAAGGTCGACAATCCCAAAGAACCCATAACCAATTTCTTTCATTATTTGCCACATCTCAGAAACAAAGAAAATTCTTCCACCTTTCTTTTGACGATTAATCTCATAGGGTATGTTCAACGCAATTCTTCCATCGTCTTTTAATAATCTATATGCCTCACTTAACCAATTTTTGGCAAACTCAACATACTCGTTAAATTCAACATCATCCTCATGTACATCGTACGCAATTCCAACACCATAAGGTGGGGATGTTACAATTAAATCCACAGACCCTTCTGGTAATGTTTTCATTACCTCAACACAATCTCCGTTTATTATTTTTCCTGTTTCTATCATATTCTTATTTTATACTCTCTAAAAAATCCCATACTTCATTTGAAAACTCTTCATATAGGTCCCCATCCTCATCATCCGATAAGTCAACAATGTATTCATCCACACAAAAATCCACAATTATTTCGTGCACTTCACCAAGTGTTTGTTCCTCATTTTTTAACCCTTCATATTGATTTAGGATATGGTTTTTTTGTTCTTCTGTTAGTTTCATTTTTTTTAATTTAAAATCAGTACCACTAATACAATGACTACTACGATTATTGACATAATAACCGAATAACCAAAGACTTTATTGTTTCTTTCTACTTGTTCTCTAGTTCTACCTTGCCATTCGTTTGGATTCCAATCCATATTAGACATTTTTTTCTAAATTATCAATATGGTGTTGAAGATACCACATCGCTTTCTTAAGGTCCTCCAATTCTTTTTCTTTATTTTTCTTTCCTGCTCTTGAAATATACTTAACCGTATTACCCAAAGAAAATCCTAAGTCCCAAGCATCAATAACCTTGATTGCCTCGTATTCATTATTTTCTCCTCCGTAATGTTGTGGATGGTTTATTTGTTCTATTTTTGGTGGGGGACACTGACAAAGTCCGGCGCCACCACATATACATTCTTGTTCCATCATTCTTCTCTATATTCTTTTAACAATTCTTCATTTGACATTGTACCAAACTTCTGATTTAAACCTTCTGTTTTAACATTTTTAGTCATCATATGTTTAACCTCATAGATTTGTTCGGCAGTATCTAAAGATGTTACAATTTCTTTAATAATTTTATATGGATTGGCATTTGATCCAGGTCTTCTGTCCTCAACATATCCTTTCCATTCTTTTGCCGTGTCTTGTGGTACACGAATAGACGCTCCACGATCAGACACACCCCAACTGAACGTATCAATCGATTGTGTTTCAAAATCACCAGTAAGTCGTAAATCATTATTAGAACCATACGCTTTAATGTGTTCTTGGTGTCTTGACCCAAATGAATTAAATATTGATAAAAAATATTCGTATCCTCCTTTATTTCTCATTCTATCATTTGAAAAGTTGGTGTGAAGTCCTGAACCATTCCATTCACCATAAATTAATGGTTTTGGATGAAGCTCAATATGATAACCATATTTTTCAGAAATCTTATAAAGGAAATATCTACTCATCCATAAGTCATCCCCACCTTTTAATTTACCTTTTGAAAATACTTGATATTCCCATTGACCTAACGCAACTTCAGCATTTGTTCCGGTAATGTCAATTTTATGGTCTAAACACACATTTAAATGTTCTTCAACAAAATCACGACCAACCGCATTATGACCAACACCACAATAATATTTTCCTTGTCCTTCAAGTAATCTTCTATCGTGACCTAAAACATTACCTCCAGTTTCGTTATATATGAAATATTCTTGTTCAAAACCAAACCATAAATCTTCTTGTTCTTTATTAAGGGGAGCCCTATGATTTGATTTATGTGGTATATTATCAGAATCCATTACCTCACAAAACACATAAAGAACACTTTTTTCTAATGGAAAAGAATTTGATTTATAGAGTCTAACAGGTTTTAATAAACAATCTGACTTACCTGTCTCTGCCTGATTAGTTGATGACCCATCAAAATTCCATATAGGAAAATCTTCAATTTTTAAGGTCTTAATTGATTCGTATTCAACAATCTTAACTTTACTTCTAAGATTTGGCTCCGGTTTATATCCGTCGAGCCACACGTATTCTAACACAACTTTCATTCGTTTTCTATTATATATTGGATTATTTGTTCTTTTGATTTTCCTTGATTGAATAAACGATAAACGTCTCTTGAGAATTCGTCCTTGGTAAGGACAGCGTCAGCATCAAGGTATTCCATGATTCTGTCTAAGTTTTTAAGTATATTTTCTTTACAAAGAAACCTTTTGTTGAATCCCATTTTTTGCGTCTTTAATTTTTTTCACTCCATTAATGAACTCTCTAACTTTTTTACCCAATTCTGCATCGTTTGGATGTTCTTTCATTAACTCTTTAATAACTTGATATACGTCTAATTCCATAATATTTAAATTTAAACGATTAATCTCTTTTTGTCAAATTTTTGTTCTTAATTAATTTAGATTGTATCATATAATTCATCACCTTTCTTTTTGAAATTGGTAATAATGTTTCTTTAAATGGAAATTGTTCTGTATGATGAACTTTAAATACTATTAAATTTTTATGAATTTTAGGGTCATTTATATTTTTTATTAATGGTCTTTTAACTTCTAATAACTTTTCTTCAAAATTATCTTCTTCACACTCACACACTTTTTTAATAACGCATTTTGTTTCTATCACCCCTTTTTTAATTGGTTTAATCATAAACTCATAAAGATGTGTTAATCCATTATGTTTAATAAAAAATAAACCTTCTTTCGGTTCTATATTTTTTGGATTTTGTATCGGTTCTATAGAAATGGAGTCGTTAGCAACGTCCCATAACGCTTTTGCTTGATTAAAGAAGTCTTTGATTCTATCGTTTGAATATAAACACACTTTATAAATTTCAAGTATTTCTTCTTTTGTGAATAACGGTAGACTATTTGCCAATAAATCAGAAATCAATATCTCATCATCAGGATCTTTAAGCAACCTAGTAAGTGTTAAGTACTGACCCTTTTCTGTAATAAGGTTAAGACTAGCAAGGTGTAATGAAATTTGTTGAAAATTAGGATATAACTTCAAATTTTGAAGTTGTTTATCCATTTTTTGTAGAAAATCTAATAGGACGTATTGTTTGTGTTCAAAATCAATAGGTTCCTGAAATACCCAATCTGTGTTCATTAAAACTTTTAATTAAAAATAGGATATATTATATAACAGTAAATAAAATATTAATTATGTCTCATTACGTGATACCATTTATCATTCACCTTAATCTCATTATCGGCACCATCATACCCATTAAGAATTTCTCCGTAATCACTGTCTCGTAATATGTCTTCACAAACTCCATCAATATCAACAAATTCTAAAAGATATTTAGAATCAAATCCCATATCTTCTAAATAACTTGGGAAATCTCTAGAATTTTCTTCAACAAAATTATCTATCACCTCTTCAATTGTGTCCTCATCATAATCCCCTTCAGGGTCTTCTTTAATTTCTTCAATAATATCTTCTATACTTGTTATTTCCTCTTCAATTTCTTCAGTTTCTTCATCAGTTAATTCTTCATTTTCCAATTTATAATTTAACCTTTCTATTTTTTGAGTATAAATTACAACGTACTTTTCTTGTTGTTGTGAAAGTTCTTTTTCTATCCCATAAGCATCTGGGTCATTTCTTACGGCGTCTTCATGAATATCATATAACCAACTTCTGACTTGCACCATATCTAAATTATTCTCCCAAACACTTGTTCCAAAGGCTTCATAACCTAAATCTTCAATATCAGATTTAATTTTTTCATAAGCCGCTGATTCAATATCATCATCAGAATATACAACCCATTCACTTTCAAACAACGAATCACCTAACCATTCAAACATATGACTATTTCCATATCCTCCGTATTTTGTTTTATATATGAAATACTTGTCTTCTTTTACCTCTTCCCCATCTTCATTATCGTATGTTCCAATCTCCCTATTTTGGGATAAATGGTTATATAACGCTTCGGTTTCATATGAAATATCATCACCATTATTTATGTCCCATTCTTTATTTTCTCTATATTCTTGGAGTTCATTTAATTTTTCTTTTAGTATTTTTTTTCTTTCGATTTGATACATCGTACTAGCCCAATAGTTTAATCTACCCTTAACTTTATTTTTATCAAAATATGTTATATTTGTGTATCCAATATCTAAATCCCCGTCAACATAATCAATACTATCAATGTTTGATACCGTTTTATTACTACTCAAGTCTAATTTACCGGTAATTTTAATTTTCTTACCTCTATAATCAGGTAACCGTTTAATTAATGCTCCGTCACCATTAACGTATTTTAATAAATCGATATAATCTTCAGGTGCGATATCAACCCACTCTTCTGACTGTTCTAATACCATATTTTTAATAATATTTTTTATTGACATATAATATAAATACTTTCCATTTACAAATGATACTTTTATAGTTATCAAATATTTATATAACAAATAAACTTATTAAAATTTTTAATCATGGGATGCGGATGTAAAAAAGGTCAAGAAACAACACAACCACAACAACCAGCTCAAACACAACAACAACAAAATAATGAGACGGTAAAACAAGCGGTTACAAAAATTGTAGAGAAATATTACAAGAAGAAATAATAATTTTGTTTAAGTGTTTAACTTAAAATATATTTTCAATAGTATTAATAAAAATAAACACTAATAAAAACAAAATGAATTATATTGAATTCTATAATTTTTTAGATGGTAAGAATCTATGTAACATATTTGCAAACCTGATCGTAAAAGAAATTAACAATAAACTTCCTGACGCTAAAACTGATATTTCGGTAATTAACGTCAGGAATTTTTTTATTGTAAAAGGTACAACAACATATAACGAAGTAATAAACTTAGCCGAGTTATTTCAAAATTACTTAAAAAAATATGATACGGAACTATCTAATAAAGTAAGAGTTATTGATTCTATACTATATAACAAAGTGGTCGACCAAGAACCATTAAACCTTAAAGAGGTTTTTATTAAATCACAAGAAAAAAAATACCAATCCCTACAACAAAAATTAAATAAGTACACCGAAGAAAAAGTGTATTTTAATTTTAAATTACAAGAAAGAACTAATCACGTTTATTATGATTGTTCATCAGAACAACTTTCAACCGTCATTACTATTTTAGAAGAACAATTCCCTGAATACGTTTTAGTAAAATCTGATTTTTCACAAGAAATTTATATATCAGATAAAGTATACGGATTATCAAATAATAACAGACTATACCATTTCCTATTGTGGTCAATTAAAAATCACATATTTGAACTTGGAATTAGTAAAAAATTAGATGTGTCCTTATATTCTGACGTTAATATTAATGAAATGAATAATTTAACCGTTAATTTTGTTTTACATAATGATAATCATATTGTTAAAACAGAATGGTTAGAGTCGTTAGTTTTAGATGTGTTCCCATTTGATGTTGAGTCACTAAACACTAAATTTGGAGATATAGAAGATTTAGAAGAACTTATAATGGGTACCGATGAATCATACCCATTTAAACAATTAAGTTACTTAAACGACTTTATTTTACTTTAAAAGGTAGTCTTTAACTAACTCCACCCCTTCAAATATGTCTTGGTAGTCTCTATCAGGTGCAAGTAATTTAACATTATGAGCATTATCACTGTCATCTAAAGTTAATAACATTAATGCTGGAACATATTCATTTTCAACAACTTTCACAAACTCATCATACTCCTCTTCGTATTCTTGAATATCTCTTTCAATGAATGTTATTTTATTTTTTTTAAGTTCTTCTTTGATATGTACACAATGTGGACAACCTTTCATTGTGTAGACTACTGCAATTTTCATATTTTATCGATTGTGAAAAATTTATTTAGACCCATTAACAACATGCTAATTTGATTTAAGTCGGTTGTTAAGATAAATACTTTATATGTTGAATCATTTTCTATTTTTTTAAAATATATTAATACGTCGTAATTACCCCACCATATATTACCTTCTATATAATTAAATTCACTATGGTCATAAACCGTGAATGACCAAATTACTTTATTCTTATTAGTTAAAATATTTAAACCATCTTTTGTGATGTTTCTTGTTCTAATAATATTAGGATATGTTTCAGTTTTAAACTTGTTTTTAAACGTTTCAAAAACATGGTCAGGGATTAATTTTTCATTTTCCATAAGATAATGATATAAATATAATTACGGTAGTAAATCTTCAAAGTCTAAATTAGGTTCTACCGGTATACCCATAGGTCTGTAGTCATTCCAATTAGGTAATTCATCTTGCCAATAAGATAACTCAGGAGTATATGTATCCCAATGTGGTACCATAGAAATTATTTTTGACCCATTAACCTCGGTCTCGTTATCAAATGTTGCCCGTTGTTCAATCTCTTTACCACTACGATATTTTTTAATCATCTTTGGTAGTTTTAAAGTTCCCGACTTATACATCAAATTGATATTTGCCAATTGTATTTTAGCAACATGTGAAAACTCAACTGATGGTGTTTCATTAAACTTTGCTCTTTCTTGGACATTCAATATCTCATTTTTTCTATATTGGTATTCCACAGTAATTCTTTCATCGCTATCTGTTGATTCTTTACGGATTGAGAATATCAAACAATCTGGTCTTTCTGAATAACTACGAACACAATTTCGTTGGTGTTGTGATTCTTTTTCATAATCCATAGTTTTACGAAGAAGTACCGGGTAATATGTTTCTCCTTCGTGTTCGATAGGTGTTTCTAAACTATCTACATCACCATAGAATCGTTCAACCTCACCTTTTCTATATGATTGTAAAAGACGACTAAACTCTTCGTGTTCTAAATTAAAACTACTGATGTTTGTGAACTTGAATTTTACATCTTCACCAAGATTTAATAAATCCCTTTTCATATCTAAATGGTCAAGTAATATTGACCACTTATTATGTCCGTAAAAGTATTTTATCAAGTCTAAAATTCTATCTTTTTCTTTTGAAGTTAAAGGTGTTGACATTCTATTATGTTGGTATTGATTATATTGATCATAAAAACATTCAAAAAATCTTCCCATTTTATTATCCTCTATTGGTATGCCGATTTCGTCGTTGCTATAATACTCGTAAAAGTATTTATTTTCAATTTTATTAAATCTATCAATACCCAAAAGGTTGTAAGTCATATTCAATTTATCAAAGTCAACCCAATCCATTTCATTAAAAATCTGTTTAACTTTGGATCCTTTGAGTTTTAGTTTATCCATCGCGGTATCAACTAAGTTCATATCAAACTTCTTCAATTCTTTTTTAGAAAAGAATGTGCCTGTGAATTTTCTCCAATTGTTTGGGATTTTAATACCATTAACCAAATAGTAAGTTAAACTATAAAAAGACCTCATGCAATCCCACTGAAAGTTTTGTGGGTTTTCAATTCCCATTCTATCCCAAATCTTTTCTAAGAAAAAATAAAGATACTGGTCTACTTTAACACTTTCATCAATTATAAGATTTCTTAAAAAACTTTCAATTGCAAAATATGTTGGGTTTACCTTCATACTGCCCCCAATAACTTTCTTTTTTTTAGTGGAGAATGTTCCTGAATAAAACATTTTCTTTTTGAAATTGAAGGTAAGGTAGTTTGTGGACTTTCTTTCTGAGAAGTACTTGGACCCTACACCTCTACTTTTTCGGTGAGTCTGAAATTTTATTGATATCTTATCATCGCCTTCTTCTATAAATAATCTTTGTCTATTAAAATTAACTGTAGCACATGGATTTCCAAAATTTTTAACAAAATCTTCTTCTGTAAAACATTGGGTATCAGAAAAAAATCTGTCCCCATTTTTGGTAACATATAAGTTTAGTAAATTTTTATATCCAAGACTATTTGTGTCTTTTTGAGATATGTTGCAAAAATTATGATATAGTTCAGTCCTATAACTTTTTTTCTCAACTAACTTATGAAATGTTTTACCTTCTACTTCTAACATAAAACAAAGATACAAAAAACCCCCGACTTATTCAACCGGGGGATAGATATTTTTTTAATTCATAATGATTTTACCCATGTGGTGTTCCATAAACGGTATGACCACATCTGTAATTTGTTTTTTGTTTTTGTTGGTGTTCATTCCAACTAACAAATCAACCATTTGTTTTCGTGTTGGTACAATTTCCTTTTCATCTAATAAGTTTTTTTCTGCGATACTTTTAATCTCAGAATAAAAGTCTTCAGGATTAATTTCACCAATTAAAATTTTTAACTGGTCCGGATTTTTTTTAAAGAATCCAACAAAATTGTTCATGTAAATTTCAATATCAACGTTTCCCATAACTTATAATTTAAAAAAACAAATATAATAAACTTTAACCAATTAAACAAATAAATGTACTTCATCCGTGTCTACTCTTGCTTGTAAACTTACTGGAATAGCGTTTTGATTACTTCCCTTAATGTTAACAACTGAAAGTCTTGGCATACTACCAATACATTCCGGTAGTCTTTGTAAATTAGGGTTTTCAGGTAACGACAAGAATTGTAATTTTTGTAAGTTACAAATAGTGTCAGGTATGGAAGCGACACAACCAACCAAGTGGATTGCTGTTAATTCTCTAAAATTACCTATGGATGCCGGAATATTTAAATCTAATTTTGATCCTGACTTAGCAATAAACTCAAGTCTTTGGATTGTTTCTGGTAAAGTTTCAAAGAATTCATCGAATCCGTAAAGTGCAATAAATTTAGATGAAGAATCTCCAGGGTAGTTAACCGTCACCTTTTTACCTTCATTCGCAGTTAAACCTTTCATGAATTGTGGTTTGAAATATTCTTTCATCCCTTCTTCATTAGTATTTAAGAAATCAACCAAATCAATTTGTCTATCCGATGGATCCATATACTGATTTGATGGGAAGTGGAATTGGTAACGAAGTGCCGGAAGTCCAGAAACATCACCATATTCTTTATCTCCTGTATGTTTTTGACCTTTGTTTGGAATAACAACATATAATGGTCCGTCTTTAATATAACGGTCAAACCAAGTTAAACCAGGTGATGATGTACACCATCTAGTTTCACCTTTACCCGGCTCTTGATATGAACCACCATAAAAACATGCAGCATCCTTACCCAATTGGCCTTTGTCCTCAATCTTAACGATAGTCCAATCTTGTCCACGATAAACAACATCACCACCTGGATGTTGGTATGTTTTTGATGCTTCTTTTTTCTCGTCTTTAGTTGCTTTAGTTTTATCTAAACTGAAGTCTTTAACTTGGTCGTATAAAGTTGCTGGTGTTAATTTATTGATGTCTCTTGCCTCTTGTGGTAAACGATTCTTAAATCTTTCAAATTTTTGTAAATCACCAGTAACTTTATATAAATCCTCCAAGAACAAATCTTGGAATTGCTTTAAAGCTGATTTATATTGACCTGATTTTGGATCAGAAACCTTTAATGGGTGGTCAGCAGGTAAAGACGGCATTGTAAAGTTTTTCAATATCCATTGAGCATATTTACCAATCTTAACATTTTCCATGTCTTCAGGTCTAAGTTCATCAATATCTTTTCCTTCAGGGAATCTTGATGTAGGGTCAGCAGCAATTATAGCCACTAACGTTTCGAAAGGTAACAACCCTTTTGAACCCTTTTCTTTTGGTTTTACAAATTTGTCGAATAAAACTTGAAATCTTGAACTCTCAATAATTAAGTCTTTAAGTATGCTGGTAAATCGAATAGCCATTGTCGTATATTTTATTATATAAATATTACAAAGTTAAGAAAAACAATAAATTAGTAGTTCATTATTAATAGTTCTTCACCCATATTTTGTTTTGTTCCTTTTTTTGCTGCCGCCGCTTTAGCAAACTCTTTCTTTTCCCAACGATATTGTTCTTCAGGGAACCATTCATGTAATAACTCAAAATCGTAGTAAGATAAACTAAACTTACCTTTAATATTGTGTAGAACGTTTGCAAGTCTTTCATGGTCTTCTCTGTCGAAGTCATGGTTATTGTAATAGTTTTCCGTTTTCCAATATGGTGGGTCCAAATAAATATATGTTGTTGGTGAGTCATACTTTGCAATCACATCTGCAAAGTCCATATTCTCAACCTCAGTTATTTTCAAGAAATGTTCAACCCATTCAGGTTTAGACAACTTGTCTCTAAATGTAAGGTACTTTGATTTGTATTTACCTTTTAAGTCAATGAATGAACTGGTTTCAGGTTTACTACCACTAAATACTTGTGTTAACACATAAGCATACTTTGCAGCCACATCATAATTGCCAGGTTCTACGCTGAAATTTTCAGCAAATATTTCAGCCTGAAACCTTACAAACTGTTCTTTATATATAGATGGCGTGATATCCTCACCAAATTGTTGACATGGTATAGCATTAATCGATTCCAATAGTCTTTCAGGATTCTTGACACATTGAAATAAATTATAGTTAAGTGGGTTGAAGTCGTTATAGACAACTTTCTTAAGATTTGCGAATAGTTTTAAGTCCATGTTAAAGAAACACCAAAACATACCTCCAAATGTTTCTACGTATGTTTCCATATCCTCAGGATAGAAAGGGACTATCCACTTTCCAATTTTACTCTTACCTCCAATGTATGATAGCATATTTTTTTATTTAAAGTTAATTGTTTTTTGTTTATATGTCAAACTTTTGTATTTATTATTATAAAAAATATAACAATGGAAAAAAAAGAAGCAACACAAGTAACAGGATGTAAACAATGTCAAAAAGGTTTAAGTACCACACAAAAAGGTTTAGTTGTGCTATCTATGTATATTTTAGGTACATCGGTCTTTGGGACTATTGAATTAATCAAATATTTAGTTGAATTCCTTAAGTAATTCTTCTAATTTTTGTTGAACCTCATCGGGTAACTCATATTCATTTGTTACCGCAACTTTTATGTAGAAATCACCACTACCGTCGTTTGCTCTATACCCCTTCTTAAGTAATCTTAATGGTTTTTCAGTGTTCAAATTTCTTGGTATATTAATCATTAAATCACCATCAGGATGAGGTACTAAAATTTGTTTTTTAGTTAACACATCTATTGCTGTTATTTTTTTATAATATATTAAATCCATCCCAATTTTTTCAAAGTCATCAACTTTATTCACCTCAACCTTTAAAATTAAATCCCCCCTTAGTCTTACACCAGGATTATAATCCCCCTTCCCTGCAACACGCATAAAGTTACCATTGTCCACATTTTTAGGAATACTAACCACCAAATTTTCTGTTTTTTTAATTTTACCGTGACCACCACAAGAAATGCAAGGTTTAGATATGATTGTACCATTACCCATACAAGTAGGACAATTGGTTTGGTAAACTTGTTGGAACATTCCTGTCCCTACCTTTTGCATAATAAATCCCTGACCATTACAATTATTACAAACACTTCTTTCACCACCACTACTGTCACATGGTTTACAAT